AGCTTCTGGGGTTTCCGCACCAGGTATTTCAGCACCAGCCTCAGCTCCTGGAACTTCTAAAGGTGCTGTAAAGTCTGTACCACCAGCAGGTTCCGTCATACCACCGCCCATGGATCCACCACCACCCATAGCAGCAGCGTCTGAACCAGTTCCACCAGTAGCACCAAGTGTCATGTTATTAGGGTCGATTTTGTAAATTTTGTAAATATCTCTGAATATACCTGTTTGTTTAATGGTTTCTCCAAGAGCTTTAATTTCCTCACCACCAGCTTTTTCAACAGCTTGTCTTTGGATATCAAGTTTAATCTCATCATCACTCATGTTTAAGATCTCTTTCTTAGCATAAGTCATTGACATAGCTGAGAATCCATTACCAGCATCAGAAACCGCATCACGATATAACGTAACCTTCTCTTTCCAGTTTTGGATTTTAAGCATTTCAGCTTGTGTGGATGGGCTTGTTAATGTTAATGTAAAGTTTTCTAGGTCATCTGTAAAACCTTTGGTATATAAATGGATAATAGCCATTTTATTTAACTCTTGGATAAGAGCTTTTTGTATTCTATGTACGGCTCTTGCAAAACGAACATCAAGGATGGCCAAGTTTTTACCATCACCAGTTGTTTCTTCAAAACCAATAAAAGCTTTAGGTACTCTAAGAGCGGCAAGCATTTTCTTTTGAATGTATTCGATATCGGCTATTTCTGATAGGTTTTGAGCCCCAGGAAGCGTCTCAATTGGCATCGCAAGGCTTGGATCCCTAACAGGGATAAAATAGTCCTGATCAACAGCTAATGCGTTATAACGTGTATCCTGATTACCATTATCTTTATTAACCATATTAACCCTTTTAAAGTTATTGGCGATCTTGTCAACATAAGCATCAACATCTTTATCATCCATATTACCAACGAATACTTTATAAACACGTCTTTCTGGTGCTCTGGTTACACGGTAAACTAACATAGCATCTTCAGATAACAATAATTGTTTCCAAATCCTTCTTACTTTTTCAAGCATAGAGGTACCATACGGTAATCTCCTATCGTCACCAAGTAATCTAAAGTGAGAAATTTCAAATGAGTTAAACTCAACGTTTTTATCTTTCCAGAAAAATTTAATGTTTTTTTCTTTTTGTTGATCATCCAAACTTGTAACCTTTGAAAAACCTGGTTCAGATCTGGTCATCTCAATATTAGGTAATTGGGTTACGCCAACAATACCTTGGTTAGGTACAATCTTGTTATAGACAAAGTTATCACCGTATTTACATACGTTTCTAGCCCAAGACGTAAGGTTAGCGTTAATATCCAAAACATTTTCGAATAAATCCGTTAACTCTTTTTTAATTCTTGTGCTATCAGAATAAATTGTTAAAACTTTACCGTTTTCATTTGCAGTTGTTGCTTCCTCAGCAAAAATATCCAACGCAACAGAAATTTCTGGAGTATATTCCATGGCTTCATAATCATAATATGACGCAATTCTTGTTGGTTCATAGTAAACGGCTTTTTGATAAAGTTCATTATCAATTTTTTTCCACTGATTTTGTAGATATAGCGTTTGTTGCGCCTCTAACTTTTTTTGTTCCAAATCATCACCACTTAACCCATTGAATGAACTAGGGTCAATGACGTATTTTGGCCCATCGACTTCATTGCCGAGAACTTTATTTAATCTTTGAAATATTGTTAATCTATTATCTGCCATATATTTTTAATTTACGTATTCACAATCTACATATGGTGGGAAGTTGTAATTTTCAACAGCTTCGACCCATTCTTTTTTTTGTACATATGTTGTTGTACCATCTGATTCTGGTGAGCATTTAATTGCATCAATATTTCTTTGCAATGCTCTACCATCTCTTCTGTCTAAATTTTTTGGGTCTACTTTTCTAATGATTGATGTGGACCCTGGTCCAGTACTTCTAGCTTGTTTAATTATATTTGCCATTTTGTTTAATTGTTTTAATTATTATTAGGTTTAGGTTTCATAACGCCAAAAAGCCAAGAAAATTCCCTGGTGTTCATCATATTATTATTCGTAGCAAATTCATCAGAATTATAATATGATTTATCAGGATTTGGTGAGCTAGTTACGTCTTTTAATAAATAGTCTGCATCTGTTTTTGTGTTATTAGTTGTTATTTTCCAACTGTCTAACATAGCTCTGGTCATATTATCAGATTCTTGTAACCTTTTAAATGATGTGTTAGCCACAAATAGACACATACCAAGGGCCATAATAAGGTCATCGTGTGAACCTTTCATGTGGTCTGGTTTACCGTTTTTATAAACGAATTTTTTTAACTCAGCTGTCAATCTTTCGCTGCGTATTTTAAAACCACCTCTAGCAACAGCTTCTTCTAAAGCAGCCACAATTTGACTCCTTCTGTTTTTAGATGCAAAATTAATACCTGGTATAGCGTTTTCATCTGGCATGTAATACATGCTGTTACTATCACCATCATTATCATAATGTAATAATTTTTTAGGGTAACCCAATTCTTTTAGTTTTTGTGTTGAGGCTATACCCATACCACCTGTAATATCAAATGTTGACAATGCGTCATACATTCTACCGTATTGGTCTACAATTAAAGCGGCTACATCTGGTGGAACTTTACCATGATACTCTAAAACCTGCTCAAAAGTATCGTAATCAATAATACACATACCCGTAGCATCTTCAGAGTCACCTCTGGATACGTCAAGGGCTAATATGTATCTATGACCCTTTTGTGGTAATTGCCATATCCATAGGTTACTGTCCCAAGCTTTATCTTTAACCTCAGGAACTCTAACATTTTCTTGTTCTTGTTTTCTAATAACCTCACCCTCAATTACGTTATCACCAGAACCAATAAACGCACATTCCAACTCCTGGTTGATCATACGTTTGTTAAAGTTCATATCCCTACACATGTTTTCATACCATGTAGAGTGTGGTTTATAACCGTCTGCGATAAATTTAGCTATAACATCTGGGTGTAAATCAATAACCGATTCAATAATTTCTTCGTGTTTTTCAGTATTTGGTTTTTGAATCCAGTCAACAATATCTTTAGTTTTAATTAAACGTAAATCTTTGTTGAATCGTGGATCTTGCCACCATTTTAAGTGAGTAACACAGAAACTATTATCACCTTTAATTGCACCCTCATATGAGGCGTAATAGATTGGATCTAATCCGTTAGGTGTTGAAATTAATACAGCTTTACCACCAGTACCGATTGAGGCCAAACACGCTGTCCATAACTCTTGGCCACCTTCAACGAACGCAGCCTCGTCAATTAATAAGACTGTAGGTGTATAACCACGCAAAGCATCCTGAGATGTTGCAACGGCTTTAATTTCAGAACCGTTAGATAATCTAACGTGTTTTTGTGATGATTTATCAAATGTTACATTTACCCAATCAGGTAATTGTTTAATAAAGTTAATGATTTTGTTTTGGAACTCAATCGCTGTTTCTTGCTTGTTGGCAAGAATCAATACTTTCTCAGGTCTGTCTGGGCTAGCAAAGGCCGTTAATACCGCTGAATATGCAGCTGTTACCGTTGAGATACCAGCCTGACGATATTTTAAAACTAAATTAAATCTATGTTTTCTATAGTTAGAAACTAAAGTTCTTTGGCCATCAAAAAGTTCAAAAGGTACATACCCCTCTCTTGTTTTATCAAAAGTTTCGAAATAACTTTCTATAACATAACAAGGGTCTTGAGAGCATCTTGCGAACTCTAAAAGTAATTCTTTTTTATCTGTAATTTGTTTTGCCAAGGCCTATTGTTTCCATATAAATAGTTTATTATAGTCCTAAAGCGCTTAAATCAAGATTGTCAAGGTCATCTTTAACAAAATTATATTCCATAATTTCCATTCGTTTTTCTTTGACGATGTCTTTTATCTCTTTTTTTGCGTAATCAGGTCGATGTTCCAACAATGACATGAAATTAATAAAATCCTCAGCATCTCTTTTAAAGAGATCCATTAAGATTAACTTCTTAATGTCATAATCTTCCTCATCAATTAAAGCGTGAAAATTACCCCATATAATAGGAAATAAACGAATATCCCATAACTCAGCAATGATAGTATCAGCATAATCAATCACTTTATCCGCATCTTTTTCTGGTAAACCAGCTACAGATAGTAGAGAAATAATACCTTTTATCATTTCATGGATTAATATCGGTAAATTAATCGCTTTTGCTATAATTTTAGGTGTTTCTCCGCTAAAGTCAAGCTTAACGTAACCTGCGTTATTAGAATCATCGCTCTCAATTTGTTGTTGAAACATCTCATCACTAATCAAATAATAAAATAAATCATTAGCAATTAACGCTTTTTGATAATAACTTGTTATATCTGGTACAATTTCTTCAATTTCAGTACGGTATAAATGAAATAGGTAATGACCCCTTAATGAGGCACCTTGTGCAAGTGCATTAATTGTTCTTCTCTTTACAATCTCATCTTCCATTTCATTTTCAAGCTCTTCCTTTTCTTCCTCGGTTAAAGGTGATTCCATGCTCATATTTTCAGGTAATTTAATGTTACCTGGTTCTAATATTTCAAGATCAAAAATAACCTCATCCTTACCAAGGAACCATTCTTCTCTGATAATTTTCTCAGCCAATGAACAAAGTCTTGGTCTTTTACCACTCTCTTTATTAACTGCGATATAATTAGCAGAACTAGCGGAAATCATAACTTCCATCGGATTTAATTGGGATTTATCCATACCAAATGTGTTACAATAAGAATCAACCAATTCTTTATAACGGTCAGATGCTATAATCTCCT